ATTCACAATCTTTGGTATTGCTCTTTTAAATGAATACGAATGTTTAACCGTACCTTCTAAATCTATCATATATAGATTTATTGATTCTGCTGTGTAAGAATCCGGATAACTTAAATTTCTTCTGTTTTTAACTATGATCTCGCGCCATTTATCAAAAAATTTAAATGTAGAATAATCTTGATCTACATAGAACTGTAACATTAAGTCTTGATAATCATAATCGTAAATGAATTTTCTGCGTATTCCAGCTTCAAAATAATTATCATTGGTCATAAAGTTGACCATTGGCGTCTGCGCGCCGTGACAATATAGAGAAAGTTTATGAATACTAAAATCCGAAAAGGAGTTAAATTGTTCTAGCTCGGGGGGTAAAGTAATAATAGCAAAGAATAGATATGGTCTTGCTATATTAGCATTTCTAATTTGAGAACTAAAATTGCTCAAAGACTGGGGGGTGATATCTGGCATTGTGTTATCGCATTAAATAATTAGTATTTAATCTTACTTTGCACAAAATATGGCAACAACAATCTATAAGACAACATCCGACATTGATCTTTTGCAAGATAATCAAAAGATTTTGTCATTTCCTTCTTATCTGGGGTCAAAAAGTAAAGACGAAGCAGGCAACGATTTTTTATATATGATTATAAAAATCAACAATTCGGAAAATGGTTCTACTCTAAAAGATGATACCACAAAAGGACCCGTAGTAATCCCAAACACCCAGCCAGGTATAATGTCGGGAACTCTGTCTACATCTGGAAATACAAACATCGCTCAGAATGACCCAAATATCAATGAACGATATGGGTCTGGTGCAATAGGGTCAGAACAATGGATTACAAAAAAAGGTCTTGTGAGATTAGACAAAGTAATAGTTTTGCCGATGCCAAATAGTCTAAACGTTGACACAAGATTAAATTATGATAACACAGAAGGTGATTCTCTATCTACACTTGGCGATATAGTTACATCTTTTTCTGCTAACGGCGCGGGCTCTACATTATCTGCATTGGGTAGAACTATAGGTGCTAGTATTGCATCACAAGTTGTGAATAATGTTTCTGCTGAGGTCGGTGTTCCTGGAACATCTACCGCTAAACTATTGGCTCGGGGTAGATCCGCAGTCAATCCTAAAAAAGAAATTTTATTTAGAGATTTAGATTTTAGAAAATATGCTTTAGAATATATTCTTGCGCCGAAAAATAAAGAAGAATCAGAGATAGTGCAAGAAATTATTCGTACTTTTAGATTTTATGCATTACCAGAACTAAATGAAACTAAAATATACTATACATTTCCGTCAGAATTTGAAATAATTTTCATGAAGGGTAACCAAGAAAATCTAACTATACCGAGAAGGACTCCAGCGGTATTAGAAGATGTTTCCGTTTCATATACACCTGGGGCAGCTACTTGGGCAAATTTACCAGATGGCTTTCCTCCACAAATTTCTATTTCTCTTGTATTTGCTGAATTGGAAATTGTTGATAGAAAACGTGTGTGGGACAAGAAATCCGTAATTACTTCTGGATATTAAAATGTCATACTTTTCAAATTTTAACTATACCACATTTGAATTTAATTCTGAGACATCAGTAGTAAAAGATATTTTTTCCAGATCAAAATTTATCTCTGAGTATAAACCGTATACAGATTTATACGATTTATATGAAATTCAGGATGGAGAAACTCTAGAATCTATGGCTTATAAAATCTATGGTTCTGCTGATCTTCATTGGGTACTTATGATTTTCAACGATTTGTATGATGTTGTGGAAGATTGGCCCCGCAGTTCTGCAGCTATTAATGCATATTGTGAAGAAAAATATGGAGTTTATAAAGATTCTATAAAACACTGGGTAGATTTATCGGGCAATGTGTGGGGAGAAACAAAGATATTTTCTGCGCCGTGGGTAGCACCAAGTAATCCTGGGGTTCAAGGTAATGAAGAATACACACCAGTTACATTCACTGAATATGAAGCCGAAATTAATGATAAAAAGCGCATTATTCAAATTCTTAAACCCGAGTTATTAGCTGAATTCATTAAGCAATTTAAAGATTCTTTAAATGTCTGATACCAAGAATTATATTACTTCACCTGGTGAGGTAAATGTAACAAGACTTGAGATAAAGTCATCAAATGGAAAGTTGCTAGATATAAGTGCTATTTTTGCAGATTTGACATTATACGAGGACATTTTTTCTAATACAATGTCTGGTTTTATTTTGATGCAAGATTCACTTGATCTACTTAACATATTGCCCATGACTGGTGAGGAATTATTATTCGTTGATCTTCAGACACCAACACTGAAGCAACAAATAACAAAAACATTCTACATTTATAAGATGTCGGCTCTTTCTACGGATAAGCGCAAGTCTACTTATATACTTCATTTTTGTTCTCTTGAACTAATTAATTCTTTAAATACAAAGATTTCAAAATCATTTAAGAATAACATATCAGATACTATTACAACTATTCTCAAAGATGAGAAATTTTTAGGCTCTCAAAAAACTTTTGTATGTGAAAAAACATCCAATAGTTATAATGTCGTGGTACCTTATTGGACTCCGTTACAGACTATAAATTGGCTCAGTACCAAGAGTTTAAATAATAAAAACGCTTCAAACTTTTTGTTTTTTGAGAACAATAAGGAGTTTAGATATTCATCTATAGATTTAATGGTTGCTGCTAATCCAACAAGAGAATATATTAATTCGGATGTTAATTCGAATACTATTACAGATGATAATGAAAAGAAGTATTCAATTGTTGAATTAATAGAGATGCCTATTACTTATGATTATATTAGAAATCTTTCTGCTGGTATGTATGGCGGGATTTTATATACATATGATTTGACGACAAAGAACATAAAAAAATCTACATATGATTATATAGATAGATTTGACTTGGTTAACCACACAAATAAAGCTCCCCTAAGAACAAATTCTTTATTTAGAAATACCTCTGCATCATTAAATTTTTCATTGCAGAATAATTATCTAAATGGCAGTTTTAATTCACAAAAGATACATGATACATTACTCCAACGTAGTTCTTTACTTGAGCAAATCTCTGCATTTAGAATTAATATTAGAGTATATGGCCGAACTGATATAAAAGCAGGCCAAACTATAACTTATAAAACACCAAAAACCGCAGAAATTGTGAAGAAAGAAATCAATACAGATGCCGACTCTGAATACTTTTCTGGTAAATATTTAATTACTGCAATAAAACATAGTATCACAAATGGTCAACACAAAATGGATATGGAAATTGTTTCTGATTCGTTTGTTACAAACATTTCTAATAATAAATGAATAACTTTTATCTAGGTATTGTCGAAGATAGAATTTCCGACCCACTTAAACTTGGGCGAGTCAAGGTTCGAGTCTTTGGTGTACACACAGAAGCGCTTGACGACATACCAACTGAAGATCTTCCGTGGGCAATTCCGTTAATGCCCGCAGGTTCTGCTTCACTATCTGGTATTGGTGATGCAGTTCCCCAATACCTAGAAGGTTCTGCTGTATTCTTGTTTTTTCAAGACGGTGATTCAAAACAACAGCCAATTATTCTTGGATCTTTTGCCGGTATACCTACATTTAAAGATCCATTATCTAAGATTACTTCTTCTGAAGTTAACTCAGCAATTGTAGATTCTAAATCTACTTCGGCTCCGGCAAACACCAGTAGAAACACAGTCACAGATTCATCTGGGCAACCAGTAGTTGATTCTTCCGGCCAGCCTATTCAACAAGACACACAGGATAATGTTCCACCTTTAGATATATCAGCTATGGTTGCTAAATTTGGTGCCAATGTAACCACAACATATAAAGCTCTGTTGGCAGCTGGCATTAAGGAACCCAACGCTCTTATTGCTATTTTATCTAATATAGCCAAGGAAACGGGGTTCAAACTCGTAAGAGAAAGTTTGAAATATAGTTCAACGGGAAGATTACGGAAAATTTTTCCAAAATATTTTTCTTCAATGTCCGAATCCGAAATAGCAACGTATGTTGGCAACGAAGAAAAACTTGCTAATTATGTTTATGCAAATAGATATGGTAATGGGAATACTCAATCTGGAGACGGTTTTAAGTATCGCGGCGGAGGCTTTATCCAGTTAACATTTAAAAGTAATTATTCTAATGTTGGATCTAAGATTGGTGTTGATCTGGTGTCTAACCCAGATAGTATTAATACTGCCACAATTGCAGCAAAATCTGCCACACAATTTATAGTTAACGCATACGGTTCTCCTTCTCGGTGTAGTTTTTCTTCTCTGACAGAAGCACTTACTTCTGTTACAAAAAAAGTAAATTCGGGAGGTTTTGCTAATGATTATCCAAAAGTAGTTGAATATTCCAAACTATGCAAGATTATAGAAGATCCAAACTCTACACAAACACCAGAAGAAAAGAAGGCCGAGCAAGCAGCAGTAACTCAACCAAATAATCCAGAAAATGCAGTTAATACTTCTTTAACTACAGATGAAGTAAATACAGCAATTAAAACGAAAACTTTTGCTAAGAGTCAGACAGGTTTTAAAGACCCAACAGGTAAATATCCAATTGATGCTCTCTTAAATGAACAAGATATTTCAAGATTAGCCCGTCGGAATACTATTTCTACTTCTGTTGAGAAAAGAAATAAGAACCGTATTACAGTTATCAAATCTGTATCTGGCGAAACATTTGAAGAACCTGCACCCGCATATAATGCTCAATATCCATATAATAAAGTTCACACTACGGAGTCTGGGCACATAATAGAATATGATGATACTCCAGGTGCAGAAAGAATAAGCCAATTTCATACTTCGGGTACCTACACAGAAATTGACAAATACGGTAATACAGTTAATAAAATTGTTGGTGATCAATTCCTAATCACAGAGCGCAACGGCTATATTCATATAGCCGGAACGGCACGTATTTCAGTTTCTGGCAATACCAAACTTTATGTTGGGGGTTCTATGGATGTTGAGGTCGATGGTGATCTCAATTATAATGTTGGGGGCACGGTTAATTGGAAAATTGGCGGTGATTCAATACAAGGTATTGCTGGACAAAACTCAATCCGTTCTGGCTCTTCTACAGACATAGATTCTTCAATGATTAATCTTAATTCTGGCTTATCTAGAGTTAATACACCAAGTTCTCGGGGCGCCACAGGAGAAGATTTTCCTCGTCAAATACCAGAAAACTTTTTGGGTGCGGAAACATTGGATTTTGATGATGCTGATCCAGACATCGTAGATTTGATGCACAAAAAACAAATTGCATCAGGTGAAATTACACAAAATCAACTCGATGAGGGTAAAGCCGCAGCAGCAGCACCACAAGAAAAGGACTTGAAGGAACCAGCAAAACAAGTCGAAGTACCTCCTACTTCTTGTGATGGGCTCCCTGCGGCTGGTGATATCCCAGATAACACACAAATCTCCAAATACTTTACTATTGGCATGCTTTCAACTGCTGCTGTTGTATCTCATTACAAGATTATATCGCAGCTTGGTCTCAAGATCCCAGAGATTGCATGTAATTTAAAGAAATTATCCGAAAATTGTCTTGATCACATAAAGACAAAATACCCAAATATGAAGGTTACTTCGGCATTTAGAACTGGCAGTGGCACTTCTCAACATTTCCGCGGTCAGGCGGCCGATATGCAATTCGCGGGTGTAACAAAGGGTGATTATTTTACTATTGCGCAATGGATCAAAGATAACATAATTTTTGATCAACTTTTACTTGAGTACAAAACCACTGGAACTGGATTGCCGTGGATTCATATTTCATTCGACTCAAATGGTAATCGACAACAAGTACTTACCCTTATGAATAATAAAACTGCTGGCCAGGGGCTCTTAAAGTTACAAGGATAAACAAAGATGTCTACTACAATCACCAGAAATACAAGATCTTACATAGATGTTGATTTTCAATTTTCCAAACACCCAGAATCAAATAATCTTACTTTAAAGACTAATGCGAATTCTGTTAAACAATCTGTGATTCACCTTCTTATGCTTAGAGAAGGTGATAAACCGTTTCATCCAGAAATAAGTTCTCCTGTCTTCAAATATTGGTTTGAAAACTTTTCTGTTGTTGAAAAGTTTATTGTTGAAAGTGAAATTAAAAAATATCTTAATCTTTATGAACCAAGAATTGAGATTAATTCTATAGTTATATCATCCAGTAACCCAAACGAGATGGATTGTACTATACTTGGCAC